GAAACTGACAACGGAGGCATCCGCTACCACGATGTGCATAATCATGGTGAGCTTGCCGGACACGCCGCCATCCGTGGACACCTTTTCTGTGTCGGGGGTGTTGCAGATGGCAATGAGCGTGCCGTCATCGTCAAAGAGGCCCATCTCACGGATAGTGAAACCACCCACGCTGTCATCAATGGTGATTTTCACATCAATCATGTTGGCGTTGGTGGTGCTGACTGCGGCGCTGGCCACATCGCCCTCCCACTTTTTGCCCCGGAGGGCGGTCTGGGCCACGGTGGGCTCATAATACTCACCGCCGCCGTCACCGGCAGCAGCAGTCTTGATGTTGACCTTGCCGCCGTTCAAGATGCACTTGGCGATTAGCGCAGCGCCCGCCGTGGTGATAACGGTGCCATAGTTTTTGGTTTCATTGGGCATAGTGCTTTTTCCTCCTATTCTTGTGGGTAAATCTCCACAGTGTTGTGATACTCCAGAGCACCCACAGCAATGGACTTGCCGGTGCTTTCCATCTCATGGACCATCATGGGCCAGATGTTGACCTCATCCTCATACTCGGTGTAAACGCCGCAGGTGATGGTGCCGTATGACTGCAAAAAAGATGTCATCAGCACCCGCATGTTGGCCGGGCGCACCATGAGGAGCATGTCCAGGATTTCCGCCGCCAGGGCATCCGCATCCGGCAGGACGGTGTAGTCAAGCTGGATGTTGATGGTGTAGTCCACAATGCTCTCCTCATGCCCCAGCTCACCGCAGAGGCCGGTGAGCCAGTTCTTGAGCCAGGGTAGAGTGTAGGGCAGCTCCAAGTTCCACAGGGCCTTGATGCGTGCCTTGCGGACCTCCAGCGTGTCCGTGTCTTTGGGGCGGATATTCAGCTCACGCTCCCACACGGCCACGCCGCTGGCCGTTGCCGTGTCCAGGAATTGGTTGGCAAGGACCAGGGCCAGAGCGTCCCACGCAATGGAGATTTCCGGCTCATTGGCGGCATTGATGGCTTGAAACTCAAGCACCTCACGGAGCACCGGGGGGAGGTAGTCAAGGAGCTTTCTATCCATTGATGTCCCCCCTCACCGGGATGCTGTCCGCACCCAGCACAAGGTTTTCCTCCTTGCCGTTGATCTGCGTGTCAGCAATGTCCGTTATCATGTCGGAGCACTCGGAGAGGATGCGGCTTTCAATCTGAGAGATGCGGACGGTCAAGTGGTCCGAAGTGGCCCAGGTGCCTGCCAGCTCTGCAAAATAGTCATCAATGACGGCCTCCACATAGCTTTTGATGGCCTCCCAGTTCCAGCCGGAGGCATAGGTCAGATTGAGCGTGATACTCACCGGCACCGGCTCCACGCCGGTCACATGGACCACATGGCCGATGGGGGCAAGTCCCAGACCCTCCCCGGCGTTCTCGGTGGGGTCCACCGCCGTCTGCACCTCATCAATGAGGGTTTCAGAGGGGGCGGTGTTATTGGATGCCAGCAGCACCAGCTTGACGGTGCCGCCCACCGTCAGCTTTTTGTTGAGCGCCGCCGTGTAGACGGCGGTGAGCCAGGCTGCCACGGGCTCACTGAGCCCCGCAATGGCGCTGGTGTACCAGGCTGTGACAGCAGCATCCGGGATGAGCGTGGACGGTGCAATGTCCCCGTTCCAGACCGGGTGCACCTTGACGGCGGAGATGCCGGGCATGGCTTTCACCTTTTCGATGTAGTCAGCCTGGTTGCCGCCAAAGGCCTGGGACTTGAAGCTGTCAAGGACACGCTGGCGGAAAACCTCCGTGTCCTCCTCATCATCTCCGGGGATTAGCAGCTCCACCAGCTCTGCATGTGTCAGCCCGTCCACATACTCAATGGGGATGAGCTGGCCGGTGTAGCCGTTGGCTTGGGCCCCTGCTGTTTCGCAGGTGACCCGGTGGCTCAGGCCGGTGGCGGTGTCCTCGGAGGTGTCCATGCGGGCCGTCACCACAAAGTTTAGGTCCTCACAGGAGAAACGGGTGCCCACCGGCACCTCAATGTTAAACTCCGCCCGGAACACTGCGGCGCTGGGCGGGTAGGGGCTCATGTTACGGTCAGCGGCCCGCTTGATGAGATATTCACGGGGCGCTGTTGCCAGGTATGTGGCGGTGAAAACGAAGTCCAGCCCAATGTAAAGCTGGGCCAGCTCCGCCATGGACGGAGCCACACCGTTCATCACCATGGAGCCCTCCCGCTTGTCGATGCCGGAGGACACCCTGGCCAAGGCGCTGGCCAGCAGCTCCTCATAGGTCTTGGTTTCAAACATGGTTAAATCTCAACCTCCTTTGTGGCCTCCAGCTCTCCATAAATGGTGTAGACGGTAAAGCGGACCAGCACGGACTTTCTGCCGGTTTCAAAGGTCCAGTCATCCACGCCGGTGATGCGGTCATCCTGCATCAGGGCATCCGTGATGCGCCTTTTCATCTCACTCATGGCGTAGTCCATAGGTTGGCCGATCAGGTCAACCAGCTCGGAGCCATAATTGCGGGAATAGATGGGGTAGGCGTAGCGCTCCACATTGAGGATGAGATAGACCGCTTGGCGCAGGGCCTCCCGCTTGTCGGTCATGCCCGCCACCCGCTGCCCCTCAATGTCCAGCTTGTGAGTATAGCTGGGCTGCTCCTCCAGCTCAAAGCCGATGAGGTCAAGGTTTTCTCCAGTTGTCGGTAGCGTTCCCATCAAGGTGCCTCCCATCTGTCCAGGACAATGTATTTTTGCCCGCCATCACAGGAGATGAGGATGACCTTTTCCCCTGCCTTGAGGGCCAGGTGTACCTTAAAGGTTTTCCTGCCCTTGTAGGCGTGCTGGTGGGCGGCAAAAGCAGCCTCTCCGCTGCCGCCGCTTTGGCTTTCCGTCTGGTGGTCCACCGTCATGTCCACATTGAAGTCCCGGACATTGTTGGTGAGGATGAGCTGGGCCTCCGTCAAGGTCTTTTTCTGGTCCACCTGGATTTTCAGCGGGGAGGCGGATGTCACAGTGCCAAAGCTCACGGCCATGGGGCCGTCCGCCTTGACCGCCTCCACCGCCGCCTGTTTCACAGCACGGACCAGCTCATTGATGTCAAGCGACAAATGTACCACCTCGCATTTTGAGCTCCATGAGGTGCTGCCCATCGTTGAATGTGTGCTTGACCTGTTCGGCCATGAGGTAGTTGGACACATTGATGTCACCCAGGCCCAGCATGACCACCAGCAGCGTGCCCGCCCTCACACGGATGTCACCAAGGACATCCTGGAGCTTGAGGGTGCGGGTCTTGGTGTTGTAGAGGTCCAGGAGAGCGTCCGCCATCGCCTTGGCGTTGGCCTTGCTGTCCAGTTTCTCATAATATTGCAGGACACCCCATTGATTGATGTGGGAGCCGTCCTGGGCAATATAGATTTCCCGCTTGCCGGTTTCCTTGTTCTCATAGGAGAGCTTGATCTTGTCATAGGTCTGCGTGGCAATGGAGCTCTTATAGTCGTAGTCACCGGCGGTGTCCTCATCCACAAGCATGTTGAGTTTCATGTTGCCCAGGCTCTTGAGGGTCAACTTTCCAACATTGTCATAGAGCACATACATCTGCCCGGTGGCCTTTAGGGTTTCGTCCAGGGCGTTTTGGATGATGTCAAACAGGGTTTGATTGTCCTCCACACGGCTGGCGATCTTGTAGCCCGTGTCCTCAAGCTCTCCCACATTGAGCTGGAAGTCCTCCGCCACCATTTTGATGACCTCAGAGGCCGTCTTGTTGGTGTAGACATAGGTATCTTTATTCTTGAGATAATAAAGCTGGTCATACACCACGCACTTGATGACATTGGGGTTGTTGCCCTTGCGGGATTTCTCAAAGACAAAGCCATAAAAGACGGGGGTGCCGTCCACGGAAAAACGGCAGGGGTCCCCCTCTTGAAAGCTCAGGCCTGGGGTCTTTACCACCTCAAAGGTGAGCTTGCCCGGCTGGCCTTTGCGTTCCCACTCAATGGTGACACCCTCCACCGTGGGTGGGTACATGATATTGCTACCATGTTGTATCAGCAGCTCATAGCTCATGGGATGGTGAGCACCTGCCCAGGATAGATGAGGTTGGGGTTGCTGATTTTGTCCGTGTTGGCCCCGTAGATTTTGGTGTACTGGGCCCCAGCGCCATAATACTTGGCGGAGATGGCCCAGAGGGTGTCACCCTTTTTCACGGTGTAGGTCTTAGCGGAGGGGGCCGTGCTGGCATCCCGCTCCTTTTCCACGGTCACGGTCTGCTTGCCCGTGTCGGTGCTGGGCTGTTCGACCTTGGCCGTTTTCGTGCCGTAGGAGCGCCATTGCTTGAGGTTGATGTCCACGCTGACATCCAGGCCCTCCTTGGCATCCTCCGTGATGTTGTAGTCCTCCACGCTCACGGTCATGTTGGTGTCGAACAGCCGCCGTCCATCCGGGGAGCGCCGCACCAAAATAAACTGGGTGGTGCCCTTGGAGGTCTTGAGCCGTTCCAACACGCCCATGTAGTAGGACGGGGACCGGCTGCCGGTGAGCATTGAGAGCGTCACCGGCAGCACGATCTCACTCAGCCCAGGGGTGCGGAGGAAATTGATCTCACCCTCATTGAGCAGCGTGAGCGTCTTATTTTTGCCCTTGATTTTTACGGTCAGCTTGGCGGGAGTGGGCCACTCCACGCCACCCAGGTAACAGGAATAACTCATGCGTGCACCCCCTCAGCAGCGGTGACCAGCGCCTCAGTAAAGCCCTCGGTGAGCTGGCTGATAACGCCGTCCAGATCAGCACTGCCGTCAATTCTGTTGGTCATGCCGGTCATGTCAATCTTGACCTCTGCGGTGGTGAAACGGTTAATTGCATCCCTTTCTGCGATGTCCCGCAGGTATTCAAGCTGTTCCTCTGTCACGGCCAGAGCATCAGCGGTCTTGCCGGTATTGTCGGCGGTCAGCCCGGTGTTGTCAGCAATGCTACTCAGGTCAAAACCGCTGCCAAGGTCTGTGCCGCCGGTGCCGCCTCCGCCGAAGTCAAAGAAACTGCTCACCTTATCAGCCACACCGTCACCCCACGATGCACCGGCCTTGAAAGCATCAGAGGCCCAGCCATCCGTGAATGTGTCAAAGGTGTTGTAGCCTTTGGTGAAAGCGTCCCCAATGTTTTGGTACTCCTCAACACTGCCATAGGCCTCCGCCGATTTTGCGGCGTATTCATCCGCCTTTGCGGAAATGCCGGAGTAGTCAAACTCGACAAAGGGCAACTTGTTCAAAGCCGCACAGATGCCCTCTACAACGGTGAGGGCGGTAGACAGCAGGCCGTAAAACCAGCCTTGCACATTGGAAATGACATTGTGGAAAGCGGTGCCGATGTTGGAGCAGCAGGCACCCAGAGCGTTCCAGATACCAATGGCCACATTGGCCACCACAAGCATGGCGTTCCACACGGCTTGAATGGCCACATTGATGCCGCCGGTGATAACTCCAAAGCCCGTGGCCGCCACGCCGGTGGTCTTAGCAATCCAGTTGCACAGGGCGATGATGCCCGCCACAAGGGCGATGACCCCCACCACTATCCAGGTGATGGGGCAGGCCAGCAGGGCCGCATTGAGGCCTTGCTGGGCCACAGTGGCGGCAAAGGTCTTGCCCGCAGCAAACATGTCTGCCGCCGCTTTCACGCCAGCGGAGAGCGCCACAGCGCCATTGATGGCCTGAGTGATGAGCGCCACAGCGTTGTAGGCCACAAGTGCGGCCACAAGGCCCCAGGCAATAGGCTCAATCACAGACCAGTTATCAACCACGGCGGAGCCGATGTTGACGAACACATCAAGGATGCCGGAGGCAAGGGCTGTGATGGTAGCCAAGGCGTTCAAAGCTCCGTCCACCACCGTGCTGAATTGCTCACTGTTGGCCAGCTTGTTGAGCTTGTTGAGAACGGGGTCCAATGTCTGGAGCGCCCGGTTTTGCATGTTGGTCCAGATTTGCGCCCAGGTCATGGGCATACTCTCAAACTTGGCGTTGGTTTCATCTGCCACAGAGAAAAGGGCGTTTTTGACCACCTCGGCGGTGACTTGGCCCTCCTGGGCATATTGCTTGATGGAGCCCTCTGCAATGCCCATGTACTGCTCAATGGCTCTGGCGATGCCGGGCGCATTTTCAAGGATGGAGTTTAGCTCCTCACCTCTCAGAGCGCCTGCCGCCATTGCCTGGGTGAGCTGGAGCATGGCCGCCGCCTGTCCCTGGGCGGATGCGCCGCCAATAGTAAATTGGCGGTTGACCTGCTCCATAAAAGCAATGAGCTCATCATTGGAGCTGAAAGCGGCTCCAGCGTTTGCGCCCATGCTGGCAATAGCAGATGCCGTGTCAAGATAGGCAGCTCTGGAGCGCTGGGCAGAGGCCATGATTTTGGCCTCCAGCTCATCCACGCTGCCGCCGTCATCCACAAGGAAAGACAGGCGGGCGGTGGTGCTGGTCATCTGGTCAGAGAGGCCGATGAGCTTGTTGAGCCCGGCACCGGCGGCCAGCGTGGCCACCAGGGTCTTGACCTTGCCCAGCATACCATCCGCCAGGGAGCCGCCGGTGCGGAGGCCTCGGTTGAGGTTTTCCTCTTGCTCTGCGGCTCTGCGGTAGCCGTCCGCCATCTCCTGGATTTCAGCATTTGCTCCCACAAGCTGGGAGCGTGCTTGTGCGATCTGGGCGGCATCAACAGCTCTGCCAGAGGCACGCTGGACCTGCTCAAAGGCGTTGAGCGTAGTGTCAAGTGCGGAGGTTATCCTCTTGAGCACGGCGCTCATCCCGTCATTGAGGACCATTTGCGATCTGATAGTTGCCATAGTTTCACCACCTTGGGAAAAGCTCCCGCCCTGTATCGCTCAGGGCGGGAGCCTTATTTGCGTTTTGCTTTGTTCTTGAGTTCCGCCTCTTTTTTCCGTTCCGCCGCACAGCGGGCATCAATAGAGGCGATGACAAAAGCACGCTCCTTGACGGGCAGGCTCAAAAACTTGGACGGCTCCCAGCCAAACTTTTGCAGACAGAAGTGTGCATAGCTGGCCTCTGGGTCACCGTCCTCTATCAGTTTTTTGCCTCATCAACCAGCTCATTCTCAGTCTTGAAACCGTTGAGCTGGAAAACTTCCGTCACATAGTCATCAAACTCACCGCCGATGAGCAGCTTGCCCAGCAGCTCCTCCGGCTTGGCAACACCCCAGTCATTCTGGAGCTCTGCGTTGCTCAGGTCCGGGAACACCGTGCAGCGGGCGCACACCTTAGCCTGGAAAGCGTAGCTATCAAGCTGCTGGGTGTACTGGCCCTTTTTGCCGGGCACCGGCACCTGCCGGATGCAGGAGTTGCGGATGCGGGCGTATTCATCAGCGGAGATGCAGCAGATTTCCCACAACATGGGCTTGCCATCCTCCCCCTTGAAACGGGGGGAGGCGGCAAACTTGTAGTTTTCGATCTGCTCAACATTGGCGTGCATAAATGCGGACAGGTTACTCATGGATGATTTCCTCCTTTAGTTGGCCGCCCTTACATATAGGACGGGTTGGTGTGCTTTTCGGGACGGGTAAAGCTGTCACAGTAGCCCTCAAGGGCCTGCTCCACAAAGTCACCCTCTGCATTGAACATGGACAGCAGCACATCACCGTCCAGCACGCAGTTGTTATAAATCTTGGTGCTCCGGCCCACAGAGGTGGCGGGGTCATCGTTGGAGGTCTGGATGTCAAAGGTAGGCATCACACCCGTCTTGATGAAGTCCTCAACCACCTGGTCAAAGATTTCCGTGCACTTGTAGACCGTCATGGAAAAAGCCAGGGCAATGGTTTGGGCCTTGTGGCCAATCACGGGATTGCCCAGGCGGTAGACTTCCTTGGTGTTGATGGAGGCCTTGCCCTCAAACTCCTTGGCCATCAGCATGGAGTAGCGGGTGCCGTTCAGCGTCACAAAGCACTCAGCAAAGTTGGCGCTCACGGCATCCTGGGTGTTCATAGAGATTTTGTCAGCCATGTGTCACAATCCTCCTTTACTGAATGATAACGCTCATGTAGAGCTGGGCCATGGCGTTGATGATGTTGAGGCCGTTGATGGTCAGCAGCACTGCCTTTTTCTTGTCACCCTGCTCACAGGTCACCGTGTCGGGGTCAAAGTTCTCAACAGCACGGATTTTCTCAAGCTCCTGGATGAGCTTAACCACATCGCCCCACAGGGAGGCACGGCCAGAGGCATCATTGGGCACGGTGCCCACATAGCGGGTGTTGAACAGCACCGCCGTGTCATTGGCGATCTGGTCACACACACGGATGGTCTGGTTGGACTGGAAAACCTCTCCCTTGGTGTCGGAGAGGGTCAGCAGGGTGTTGATGTCCTCCAGCACACGGGTGACCCCGTTGACATTGTGGAACATAAACTTGCCTGCCTTGAGGGCCGCCTCAAGCGCTGCCTGGGTGTATTCGGTGTCCAGAATGAGCTCACCGTCATACTTGGCATTGGTGAGGGACTTGTTGACGGCCACGCCAGCATGTGCGCCGGTAGCCCAGTAGACCACCGCCTGGGTGTCCACATTGGCAATGGTGGCATGGGTGGCAGTGTTCCACACGCCAATCACGCCCTCATAGTCAGCACTGGGTTTCCAGGCCACAAGCTGGAATTTGGCACCCACCTCATCCCTCATGCGCTGGGTGTACTTGACATACAGATTGACCACAGTGCTCTCCGTGGCCGGGCAGCACAGGGTATTGAAAGCATAGGCCTCCAGCTTATCAAGGAAAGCCTGGTGGTCCTCGCCGGTGACCGCCGCATCATCAGCGCCGCCGGTCAGCTTGGTGCCCGCAGTGGCCGCCAGCGTGGCGCTGGTCTTGAAAACCACATAGTCATTAGCCGCCAGATCAGTGGCCGCCTTGACCGTCTGGGTGTCAACACACTGGCCGTCCAGGTAGGTGCTCACATCCCATGCGCTGGTGTCATCGACATTGGAGGCGATGACAATAGAGAGGTCATTGCCACGCACACCGGGGTATTTGGCATCCGCATAGGTGCAGCTTGCCTTTTCGCCGTTGCCCAGCCGCCAGCAGTAGACGGTGGTGGCGTGCTGGAAAATCTCACGCAGGGCCAGCAGCTTGGGGTGGTCATACCCGTAGCCAAAGATGGCCTTGCTGTTTTTCTGAAACTCACCAGAGGTGACGGGGAAAACCTCACCCTCCGGGCCCCAGCTCAGAACAAAGGGCGCTGCCGCATAGCCTCTGTCAGACAGAGTGGCGGATGCCTTTGCCACGCTGGAGAAATTGATGTAGCTGCCGGGCAGGACCTTGTTCTGGGTCAGCCAGTTACCTCCGCCAAGAGCCATTTATCTCACCTTGCCTTTCATAAACTTTTCAATCAGCGCATCCACCTCATTCAAGGTGTAGGTTTTGCCATCCTCCAGCAGTGCGCCGATCAGGTCCCGCCGGTGGGCATATCTCTGAGAGGCCACCAACTGCGCCTTGGTAAAGGCGGTGGCATTGGCCTCCGTGGTCTGGGTTTTTGCCATTGGCTTATCCCTCCTCATTGATTTTGAGAGTTTCCATGTTCTCCTGCTCCAGCGGGACACGGACGAAGTGGTCATAGCTCAAAAGCACATGCAGGACATCCTCCGCCAGCGTCCACTCACAGCCGGTGGCGTGGATGATGTCCCCCTCCGGGGTTGTGATGCTCCCCAGGACAAAGGACAGCCGGTGTGCCATGCCATAGCACTCCGCATCCCCGGCCTTGGGGTAGTAAATCACATCCACCGTGGGTGTCCGCTTGTACCTCTGGCCCACCTCTTTGGCGTGACCGGCACCGGGCATGATGACATTAAAATCTCCGGGCTTGAGCCCTTGCTTGACATTCCCGCCATGCACCTGGGCAGCGGGAAAAGCGGCGTGGAGCGCAAGGCTCACGCCGTCATAGATGCTGTTGAAATTAACCTCTGCCATATCAAGCCCACTCCTTGAAAAGCTCCAGCGGCACCTCTTGGTGGCAGCTATACACTGCGGGCTTGCCGCTCCGTTCATAGTCACGGGTCACGCCGTTCTGGGTCACTGTGATTTTAGACCCCTCCGGGATGTCCACGGAGGGGTCAATGTAGAGCACCACGCTCTGGGCCACCTGGGCGGCCTCCTCGTTTGGCTCTGTACTCACCACAGATTTGTGGGAAATGCGGCAGCGGATGTCTGCCGCCAGGATGCGCTCCTGGGGCTCCGTGCGGCCATTGGCGGGGTTGAGCACCCCGTCCAGCACGGTGATGGTTGCTTTGCCCACCCAGAGGCTCTGCACGGCCTTTTTGTGGGCGGGGCTCCCCACTACCATCTCATCCTCCGAAAAGCCGCCAGCGTGCTCTCAGGCGGGTGCATGAGCCCCGCAAGCAGGGCATCAAAGCGGGCCTCAGCACTGCTGGCTCCATCACTGGCTCCAGCAAAGGTGATGGCCACATCACCCTCCGTGATGCTCTTGGCCGGGGCGGAGAAGTCAAAGCCCTCCAGCCCGTCCAGACCACCGGCGGCTTTCTTATCATAGAGGAATTGCCCGGCCACCATATCCACATGGACATAGAAAAGGCCATCCGGCAGCACCCTTTGATTGATGTCTGCCAGGATGTCCTTTTCACACTTGTCTATGAGGAAATTGAGGCCGGTTTCGTCATTGTCCGTGACGGTGTAGCCCAGCATGGCCAGCCGGGACACCACGGCCTCATACACGGTCATGGTTTAGCCTCTGGACTTGATGCGGGCGATGGGGATAACCTTGTGGTTGATGTAGGAGCGCTGGCTCTCGGTGGCCTCACCAGAGTGGACCAGAGCCCAGTTGGCACCATCGGACAGCTCTGCATCCGTGGGGGAGAGGGTGGCCTGGCTGGTCTTTTCGTAGGAGATGCCCTTGGGGGCAAACACCTTGCGCTGGCGGGTGTAGAGAGTGTCCTGGCCACCGTTCTTGGCGGGGTCACGGGACATCTCATAGGGCACCTTAGCACCCAGGTCCTCAAAGTTGATGGAGCCCTCACCCAGGACATAGCTGGTGTATTCCTCACCGGCAGGGACATCCACCTCATAATAGGTGGCAATGTTGTCCACGCTGGGGGAGGCCACAGCGTTGTACTTGGTGCCGCTCTTGGTGTAGTAGGTCTTGCCGGTCACCAGGGCGGTGTCAGAGGTCAGCTTATAGGTGGCGGCAACAGCCTCCACAGGCATCCCATCATCCACAACGACCAGCTTGCCGTTCCAGGTGTAGAGGGTCAGGTCACGGGTCACGCCGTCCTTGTCGGTGTACTTGAGGGCGGTGAGCAGATTGAGGTTTTCCAGGTTGGTGGCCGGAACAGAGTGCATGAAGATCATGGCAAACTTTTTCTTGTGGTCACCGCAGGCCTGGGCAGTGGCGCTGTTGAGGGTGGATGCCTCCAGGTTGCCGTTGACAGAGTAGGTGTGCTTGGTGACAAACTCACCGCTCTTGCCGCCGGTCATGGAGAAAACGCCCTTGAGGACCGCCAGGATGGTGTCCTGGTCAATGTCCTGCCAGTAGTCCGCCACCTGCTGGGCCACATTGTTCATAAAGTCCACGCCGCCGGTGATGTCAAAGGAGAAGTCCTTTTCCACCCACGCCTTAGCACGGCCAATGACCACCACGCCCTGCTCAAAGGTCTTGGTGGAGGTGGCGGTGATGTCAGTCTGGCCGTCATAGTTCACGGCCTCACCGTCCAGCAGGCCACGCACGGCCACACGGGCATAGCCGGTGCCGTTCTGGGTGCCCAGCACCGCACGGATGTCCGGGTTGCCCACCAGGACCTTGGACTTGCGGATTTCGTTGAGGCGGGTGCGGGGGATGCGGTCCATGATGTACTTGAAAGCCTCAGGGTTGAAAGATTTTGCGTCAAACTTAGCGTTAGGCATAATTCAATACTTCCTTTCTTGAAATGATTGTGTTGTTGGGGTTATTCCAGCTTGGCGTCAGGGTTTTTGGCCATGTACTCGGTCAGCTCGGAGTAGGACATCTCAGACAGCTTTTTGGTGCTGCCGGGCTTGCCCCCGTCCCCGTTCTCGCCGGGTTTCCAGCCGCTATACTTGGGCGCATCTCCAAACATAAAGTCAGTAGCAGCGTCCTTTTTCATCGCCTCGACCTTGGCCCCCAGGGTAATGGTTTCGCCGTTCTCTTTAGAGGTGACCTTGCCATCCACTACCTTGGCATCCTTGAGGAAGTCCGCCAGCATCGCACGGACGGCGATGTTGTTCTTAGACCCGGCAGCGGTGAGCTCCGCATCCACCGCAGCAGTCAGCTTGACCGTGGCCAGCTCCTTGTCATAAGCGGCTTTCTGGTCCTTGTTCTGCTGGGTGAGCGTGTCGATCTGCTTTTGCAGTTCGGCATTGTCACCGGCGGACTTTTTCAGCTCGGAGAGCTGAGTGTCACGGGTCTTGATACCCTCACGGAGCTGCTTGACCTCGGTTTCCAGCTCTGTGACCTTGGCAGTCTTTGTGTTGAAGTCGGTGCGGGCCACAAAGCCCTTGCCGATCTCCTGAGAAACTGCCGTGTCAATTTCGGGGGTGTACGCATCCCCCAGTACGGTTTTCAGCCATTCCAACATGATTGTTACCTCCTTGCATGTCTGCTGTCCTTTTTATCCGGCCAGTCCCGGTGTTGCAGTGCCCATCTTGTAGTCCGCCGGGCCAGCGGTATTTGGGTATGAAAAAAGCACCGTGCATTTTCAGCACGATGCTTTTAACATCAAAAAAGGGGTTAGCTCACCGGCTTGCCCTGCCGGTAGGCCTCTTTTGCCTGGTTGAGGGACATGTCATTTGCGCCGCCCTCAAAGTCGGGCTCATCATTCTGCACCTCATCATCCTGCCAGCCGCAGACGGGGCAGATTTCAAAGACGCTATCAGGCGGGAGGCTTTCCTGCCCACAGCAGGCGCAGCGCTTATTTTTTAGCATACTTTTTCACCTGGCTTTCCCAATATTTCTTTCCGGCTCTCGGATGGAAAAATGTAGAGATTGTCCCGTCCGGGTAGACCGATGCAAAAATGTTTTCCGCCTCGGAATACATGCGCCGGATGCCATCCTCATCAAAGATGACGGCCTTGGCACCCTTGCCGTTGACAAACTTGAGCGCCGCAGCCGCATAGGCTTGTGCATCGGCTCCCAGATCAGAGCCGTGGCGCTTGAAGTGGTCCGCAAGGGTTTCCGGGTTAAACTCCACCGCCGCCCACTTTCGCTGGCCGGTGAGGTTTTCAAACCTTGCCACCAGTTTCTTGTAGGTAGGAAAGTTACTATAACGCATTTCGGCAAACTCGTCAAGCGGTGGCAGCCGTAGCAGACCACTTTTTTGCATTTTTTCAAAAAGAGGTGTGGCATCCGCAATTTTCTGGGCCCTCTGGGCCTTGGCAAGACCGTCCTGCCACTCTTTCCATTGCTTATATGACATATCACCCGGCAATGGGTTGGAGCCGCTGGTGCGGCGCTTTAGGAGCTCTGCCACATCATCCTCATAGGGAGTGGTGCAACACCGGCACCACGGATGAAACGGCGGAGCAGTGAGCCCCACCTGGTAGTCAGACATTTTGAAAACCTTGCTGTCCATGTCTGCACAAAAGCTGCACACTTTATGGTCACGGGATGCAACGACCTCATAACGCTCCACATCCAGGGCCTTGTAGCAATCCTTTTGCCCGGCGCTGGAGAAATAGGCGCTTTCCGTCATCACCAGGCGGCCAGCCTTTGCCCTGGACACATCAAACTGCTTGGAGATGGCAGAAATGGCACGGTCCGGGGCCTCACCCCGGATGACCATTTGTGTGAGCTGGGTGTTGACGCTGTTCACAAGGCTCTGCTTGTTGGTCCAGCACCGATCACGGAAAGTTTGGTTGTCAGTGGTCCAGGGCCGGGAGAGCACCTTGGTGATGGTTTCCTCATTGATGGCCTGCATGGTCCAGCCCACGCCCAGCCCCTTTTGCAGTTCAAAGGCCGTGTGATAGTAGCTGCCCTCATACATCTTGCGGGCGGCGGCATCCACATAGTCCAGTTGGTTGGAGTATAGGACCTCTGCCTGCTGTTGGAGCTGGAGCTTTAGAGCCTCCAGCCGGGAGATGTGCACCCTGGCGCTGGCGTTCTCAAGCTGTTTCATCCAGGCACCATCAATGGCGTTTTGCTGGCCATAGGCGATGTACTCACCCACGGTCCAGTGAAACTCTTTGAGCTCCTTGGAATTGAGCAGCCGCTTGGCCTCCGCCAGGCCAATCTCATTGTTGGCGGCAAAGCGCTGATACCAGCGGGCCATCTGCCGCTCAATCTCAGCCTGGGCGGCGGCAAACTGCTTTTCAAGGTTTTCCACATAGGAGTAGGACTGGTCCAGCAGCGCATCCTCCATGTTTTTCATGCGCTGGGCCCAGTAGGCGGCGTTAGTCTGTCTTGCCATCGCCACCACCCTCATTGTTTACCGGCGGCTGGTTGCGGTTGGCCAGAAAAGCAGCCTGGTAGGGGTCAGCCTGGGCGGCCTCCTCTTTCTCATCCTTGATGCGCTGGAGCTCCTGCTCCGGGTCAGTGACCCAGGGGTGCATCTTGACGATGGTTTCATCAGAGAGGATGCCCACGGAGTTCTTGCAGTTGTTGATGGCCTCTGTTTCGTTGATGAGCACATCCCGGTCAAAGATGACCGTGACATCCTCGCCCTCAAAGCTCCTGCCGCCGGTGTTGGCCAGGTGCTTGTTGATAAACCAAAGCAGCTCCTCCATGCTGGCCTGAAACTCCATTTCAATGCCGTTGGCATCCAGGTCAATGTCAGAGTACATGCTCTGAATGTTCATCTGGTTGGGGTCACCGCTCATACGGTCATCTTTGGCATCATAACCTCTGGCGTTCTCAATGATGGCATCCTTGAGCAGGGCCAGCAGGGTCTTGTAGTTTTCAGCGTTGACGGAGATTTCCAGCGTGTCCACGCCGCCGTCAGAGCCCTCATAGGACCGCACCTTGATGGCACCATAGGTGGCCAGGTTGCGGCGGAATGTGCCCAGGTCCTCACCGTCATAGTTCTTGATGACCAGGATGGTGGTGTGGATGTCCTCCTCCATCTGGTTGGCAAAGTTGCTCAGGATGTTGTTGTAGGCATCCTGGAGGCACTTGACCTTGGAGAGGAGGGGGATTTCATGGTGGGAGCTCTTAAAGCACACCAACGGGATGCGCTCCCAGTTGTAGCCCTCCACCTTGCCGGTTTCATCATCCTGCTGGGTGATGATGTAGGGGCCGGAGTAGGCAAAACTGTCCGGCTCCAGCACGCCGTCATCCGTGCGGATGAAACAGTCCACACCACCGCCGTGCATGACCTCCACCTTGACCACATCCTTGGCGTGTTCGGCCTCATCGTATTCCTGCACCACATAGACATGGACAGCAGCGTCCAGGATGGTGTGGTCAGCGTCCGCCCAGAATGGCAGGACCTCATCAGCAGGAAAGCGCCGGAAAGCCAGCTCCCCGTTTTCGTAGTAGGGATAGAGCCAGGACTTTCCACCAATCCATGCGCCCTCACCAACATTGTGCATGGTACGCAGAAAACGGGCCCCGAACAGAGCCCCCAGGGCCTTGGCATACTCCTTGTTTTCGGTGTCAAAGGACAGCGGACGGCCAAAGGAGTAGTTGGTCTTTTGGTCCACCATCTTGGAATAGAGGTTGTTGACCAGCCGGTTGTTGGGCAAGTTCTTGAGCACAATGGGCTTGCCGTCCTCATCCAGCGCCAGGCGTTCCCGGTGGGTCACATCCTGGTAGCCGTCATAGTAGGCCTCACCCTCAAGCTGCTTTTTGCGCTCCGGGCTGGTGAGCCATGCGGTGATTTCAAGCTCCAGAAAGCGCTTGTCCGTCATGCCCCGTTTGAAATTGGTGGCCACACGGCCATTGCAATCATCCCTCAGATTGAGTGTCACCATTGGTTTCTCACCTCACTTAAAGCTAATCAGATCAGGCGCATAGACACGGTGCACGAAGTAGCGCACATCGTCCATGCTATGGTCATTTTCTTTGATGGGACGGTCCATCTGGGTTTTTTCATCCCAGCGATACATCCCAAACTCACGGATGCAGTCCGTGCAGCAGTCACAGAAAAAGATGTCACCGCTCTGGAGCCGGGTGGCCACATTGCGGATGCCGTCCAGTACGGAGTTGGAGGCCTTTTCTACACGGTAGCGGTCATGGCGGCGGATGACCTCAATGAAAGAGGCCGCCGATGGGTCCACGATGATGGCGGACACATGCAGGCCATCAGCCAGACGCTCCAGCTCCGTGTAGTGCTCCTCATCGGTGCGCTGGCGGCCCTCCTTGCGGCTGTCATAGTAATACTCCCTCATCCTGTACCACTTGCCACCAGCCTTGCCCCAGAGGCCAATGCTGGTGGGGTTGATGGTGCCGTAGTCGCAGGACATCACATACTTTTCATAGGGCCTGGGGACACTGGGCACAACATGAAAGTCCTTGTTGAACATCGTGTAAATAAGCCCCTCCGCCACCACCCACAGGCCCCGGATAAAGCGATCATAGAAAACGCCAGAGTAAAGGCTCTCATACCTTGCCTTGACTGAGGCGGAGAGGCTGAGGTTGTCATCCATGGTGAAATGGAGGTGCAGCATTTTCCGCTTGCTGGCCTCCAGCACCCACTTGGTATAAAACCAATGGCTGGGGCCCTCCGGGTTGCAGTTAAACCACAGCTTGGCCCCCTCAACAGAGCAGCGGGCCGTGGCCTGGTTGACAAAGCTCTCCGGCATCAGGGCCACCTCATCCAGCAGGATGCCTGCCAGTGTGATGCCCTGGATGAGTGCGGCGCTGCTTTCGTCCTTGCCGCCGAACAGGTAAAAGCTGTTACTCTTGCCGTTGGCGCTCACCACGATCTTGTTTTCAGTACGGTGCTCCTTGAAAGAGAAAACGCCCGCCAGCCAGACGGGCAGATTGCTTGTCACATTGCGGCGCAGGCTCTCAATGGTCTTGCCGCAGATGGCAAAATTGCGGCCATCAAAGCGGGTCATGGCCCACATGATAAAGCCCACCGTCATGGCCACCGTCTTGCCGGAGCGGATGGAGCCGTCACAGATGATGCCGTCATAGACCTCAAAGCCGGGCCTATTCCACCAGGTCATGGCCAGGTTTTGCCGGGTGCTCAATCTCTGGTATTCCATCCGTGTCTATCTCCTCTCTGGTGCTCTGGTCAATGACCTCAAAGATGTTATTCTCTGGGGCCTCGCTGCCACCGTTCTTGCTGTCGAACATGCCCAGGTGCTTGGCCAGTAGCTCCAGGGCCTTGACCTTATCGTGCACCTTGACCTCCGTGCCATATTGCCCCTCCTTGATGGAGGCAATGGCCTTGCGCTTTTCATCCGGCAGCTCAGAGGTGGGGGTGATGCGGACAATGCCATTTTGGTTGACGGTGGCGAAGTCAGCACCGTTAGCAAAGGCGATTGCAGCCAGCTCCTCAAGCACTTTTTCCTGGGTGATTTCCACCCGCTTTTGACGCTTGGCCTGCTGCTTTTGGATTTCGGCAGAAACTTGAGTTTTATTGAGTAGTTCCACGGCTATCCGGGAGGCGCTTTTTTCGCTATATCCGGCACGCTTGGCAGCCGCCGTGGCATTGAGGTCCACAAGGTATTCCTGCACAAATCGCTTTTGCTTTTCAGTCAGCTTTGCCATCTCACCACCCCATCACGTAGTAAAAGCCGCCCTCATCGGACGGCTCTAAAAAATCGTTAGAATGAAACAGCGGCAAGGGTCTGGGTTTCATTATCCGTCACCTTGCCGCTGTTCAACCAAGGAGGTATTGCATCATCTTGAGGCACTACCCGCAGGATATAGTGTACCACAGAAACACCGAACAGAACGAACAAGTTACAGTTGGACCTCTGTGCCGTCATCTGTTTCCGGCTCCGTGGCCTTGATGTACCTGTTGCACATCATCCGCACGCCGTCAGCAGTGTTACTCCCGCCGATACATGCGGCCACCTGCTGCCACGGCAGTCCATTCACAAAGCGATATGTGAAAGCCTGCCGGAGGAGGCTGTCCTCAATGGTGGTGATGTACCTCTCCAAACGGTTGCGCTCATAGATGCACTGCTGGAGTTTGGCCTCAATGATGCCCTTGAGGTCCACGATCTCCGCCGCATAGCGGCCAACACGGTCCCCCACGCCGGAGCTCCTGGGCATCCCGGACAGATCTGACGAACAGGACACCGCCCTGGCCTCCAGCTCAAGGAGGCGCTTTTTGTCCATCTCGATCTCCCGGTTGAGATAGTAAAGCTGGGACAGTTCTTTCAAAGTCACAAATCAGCACCAGCCTCTCCACGCCACACGGGTTTGCAGTTGCCCTCACCAAAAGTGCACTTGACGGCACACACCCGGCAAGGGTCACCACCGGCCATGACAAAGCGCAGGTCCGCCACGGCCTTGTTCAGTTTCGCCTCAGCAAAGCGGGCACGCTCCTGGGCCCTCTCGCAGGCCACCAGCGCATCCGTGGCATCCTGGACGGGGGCAAGCTCCGCATCCAGGGCCGCTGCCTCCTCCGTGATGCTCTTGGAAACATTGTTGACGGTCTGGAGGGCCGTTTCCAGGATGGCGGCGTGCTGTTTCAGCAGTTTAATATTCAGATTATCGCTCATTTTGCGCTCTCCTTTACTCGCTTAATTCTGGCCTTGAATGCGGACATGACGGCCTCATGGGTGTCCTGGCGATCTCGCACCGTAGCCATGACATCCTCATCCTGGCAGCCCTGCACTACAAGATAGTGGACGAAAACCTTGTCATAGGGGGAGCCCTGCCGGTATAAGCGGCAGTTGCCCTGGTCATTCAGCTCAAAGGACCAGTTGAGGCCGTACCACACCACATGCTGGCCGCCTGCCTGGAGGTTGAGGCCGTAGGCACAGGAGGCCGGATGCACCAGCAGCACATCAACCTCTCCGTTGTTCCAGGCCTCCTCATCCTCCACGGTTTTGTAGACCCTCACCCGGAGGTCCTTGCGGTGCTTTTTCAGCGCCTCCAGGATGCGGTCACGGTCATGTTGGTAGCCGTAGAAAGTCAGGCAGTGCTCTCCGTTCAACTGCTCCAGCAGCTCCAGATAGGCCTCCAGCTTGCAGTCATGGACCGGCACGATGTGGCCATCATTGCTATACACAGCGCCGTTGCACATTTGCAGGAGTTTTCCCACAAGAACGGCGGCAGAGGCGGCGGTGATGACATCCTCGTCCACCTCCAGCAGCAGGTCACGCTCAAACTGGTCATAGGCCCGGCGGGCTTTGGCATCCAGCAGCACCGGCACCTCATGCTGGATGAAGTCCGGCAGCTCCAGGTAGTCCTCCGCTTTCATGGAGATGCAGATGTCAGAAATAGCATCCAACACAGCGCTCTCCGCACCGTCTTTGGCCTTGTAGGAAAAAATCTGTGTGCGGCTCCGCTGGTCAGGGTCAAAATAACGCTCACGGTAGGCGCTCAGAGATTGCCCCAGGCGCTCTCCGCAGTCCAGCAAGTAAACTTGTGCCCACAGGTCAATGAGGCCCTTAGAGGACGGCGTGCCGGTCAGCAGGACCATCCGCTTGATGAAACGCCGCACCCGCCTCATGGCTTTCCAGCGCTTGCTCTGGCTGTTCTTAAAGCTGGTGCTCTCATCAAGCACAACCATGTCAAAGGGCCAGGCCTGTTTGTAGTAGTCCACCAGCCACTCCACATTTTCCCGGTTGATGACATAGATGTCCGCTGGAGTGTTGAGGGCCTTGATGCGCTTGGTGGCGCTGCCCAGCACCACAGAGGTGCGGAGGTGCTGGAGGTGGTCCCACTTGGCGGCCTCCTTGCTCCAGGTGGCCTCTGCCACCTTTTTGGGGGCCACTACCAGGACCTTTTGCACCTGCCAGCGAAAATACTTGAGAATATTGACCGCTGACAGAGTGATGACCGTTTTTCCAAGGCCGGGACGGAGAAACAGCCCAACGGCAGGGTCCTCAACTACACGCTGGATGCAATAGGCCTGGTAGTCATGCGGCACATATTTCATGCGGGGAAAACCTCCCTCAAAAAGTCCTTTACTGCGTCCATCCCAAACAGCACCCGGCAGTCCGCCCCCCGTTTCTCCAGCTCACTCCGCTGCCATTTCTGGACTTTGGCCAGCCTGCCCACCTCCGTTTTCAGTTCAACAAAGATGGTCTTGCCGGTGGGGGTGATTATCAGTCGATCAGGCACGCCGGGATTTCCGGGTGACACAAACTTATAGCAGAGGCCACCGTGCTCTTTCACCTTGCGAACAAGGTAGCTCTCAATATAGCTTTCTTTCATGGATTTCCTCCTTTCGGAACAGTGGAACATTCGCGCGTGTATGTAGCGCAAACAGGCGGTTTAGAGAGTTTTATTTTTCTCTATTCTCTCTAAATCCTCTCTTTTACCCTAATATAGAAAATGAATGTTCCAATGTTCCACTTAGCCTAAAAGCCTTGCGGCGCAAGGGTTTTGCCCGGAACATTTGCCGGAACATTGCCCGGAACATGTTCCACCTGCCCGGAACATTGGAACATCTGAAAATCTCAAATGTTCCGGGCAATGTTCCGGGTCAAAGCCGCACCTTTTGAAAGCCCCGTTGCTTGCCGCAGTAGCCAAAGCGCAGGGAGCCTCTGGCCCTTTCCCACAAGGCGCTGGCCTCAATGATGCTGTTGATTTCTGCCGTGTCACTGTACCTCATATCCCGCTGCTTGCCGTCCAGAGCCTCACACCAGACCTCCAGAGCACACACACGGTCACGGGGCACCAGCTTGACATCTCCCTGCACAGCGCCGCCCCAGAACATCCGGCGGCGGTCAAGCGGCCAGTTCTGCCAGTCCTCCGGCACCGGGCGCTCCAGAAAGTCCAGTATGATGCCCTCACGGGTGTTGACCTCACGGTGGGCCTCCTGGGCCTCCTTAGCGGCGGCCTCAATTTCCCCTTTGAGGAAAAGCGGCTCTCCCGTCTGCCAGCGGACCATGGCCTCAGCCCAGAGCTGGTCAATTTCTCCGGGCAGATCAGTCCAGACGCTTTTGGCCGCCGGGGCCAGGCCCACATCCACCGGCCAGAAACGCCGGTTGCCGGTGCGGTCCCGCAGGTAGTCAGAGGTGTTGGTGGTGCCGAAGAACACACAGCACCGGGGCAGCTCCTTGACATGGCGGCCATAGGCCGCACGGAAACGGTCAGAGCGCAGGGAGAGAAACTGCTTGATGCACGCCACATCTGTCTTGCGGAAAGCGTCCAGCTCACCGATCTCCACCAGCCAGACCCCCTGCAAAAGTTCAGAGGCCTCCTTGCCCTCAAAGGTGCGGATGCTGTCATTAAACCAGCCCCGGCTCATCTTATCCAGCAGGGTGCTCTTGCCAATGCCCTGGGGCCCAGCCAGGATGAGCATGTTGTCATACTTGCTGCCGGGCACCATGGCACGGGTGACGGCGGCGGTGAAAGCCTTGCGGGTCACCGCTCTGGTATAGGGGCTGTCCTCCGCCCCCAGGTAGTCAATGAAAAGGGTGTCCAGGCGGGGCACGCCGTCCCACTTGAGGCTCTGGAGGTAGTCCTGGACCTCGTTGAAAGCGTGCTGTGTGGTGTGGAGGGAGAGCGCCCCGTCAATCTTGCCGTTGCCGGTAATGTGGTGGACCTTTTCCATGTACCAGTAGAGGCCATTGTTGTCATTGTCATCCCAAAGGCGGCGTTTGGTGGAGGCGTTCCAGGGGAGCGCATCCAGCACCTCACCACGGCCCGCAAACTGGTTGAGGGCAAACTTGCCCTTGAGCAGCGGGTCATTCTCAAGAATAATCCAGACATTATCAATGGTGGCCTTGGGGAGGCCGGTCTGGCTGTTGATCTCCAGCCGGTCCATCCAGTTGGCGGGCTCTGCATCGTTGGTGGCCTCCACGCCCTCAAAGTCCTTGACGGCCTCCTGGTAGCGCTCCTGGCTCATCAGGGCGGACACATCGGGGTCTTGCGTGGCCAGTTCGCACATGGCACGGTAGGAGGGCAGGCGGTTGGTGGGAGTGCCCGGCTGGGCCTCATCGTCCTTGTCACCAAAGCGATGCAGGCGCACCAGGTCAAAGGCGTTCACCAGCTTGCCGCTGCACGGGTCAGTGGCGTGGTGAGAGTAGAGAAACTTGCCGCTGTCATAGATGACAGCGCCGCCGGTTGTGGAGCCGCCCAAGTAGGTGTAGCGGCCCGGCATACTCTCCACCGGCTCATACATGCCGGGGATGAGCTCATCCATGGCACGGTAGATGTCATAGGTGCGGCAGAAAGCGCCCACAACACCGTTTTTGGCCTCCGGGTCACCCTGCTTGACTGCCAGCTTAGTGGGCAGGTTTTGGGAGCCGGGCACCTGGGGCCAGAGGGTACAGTCACGCCAGTCCTCATACTGGCCCAGCAGGCCCTTGACGGACAGCAGGGGCTTGTCTTTCCACACATAGATGTATTGGCTGTCTGAGCAGCAGCTTGGCCAGTACATCAGACGGGACACCTCAAAGGTGGTGGGGTCACAGAGCTCCAGGCCTATGTACTCCGCCATCTTGCGGGCGATGGGCTCATATTCATCCGCTGAGGCCGTGCGGTCCAGCGGCAGCAGGACACGCAGGCGGGGTGCCGCCGGGCTGTGCTTACGGGTGGAATAGATGCAATAGCCGCAGCTCAGCCCCTCAACACGGCGCAGGACATCCTCCGTGCCGCCCGGTGGGATGTTGTCCAGGTCCAGCGTGATGACATCACGCCCGGTCACATTGTTGGCCTTTCGGCGGGGGCCTGACAGTGTGCCTGCCATAAAGCCGCCCACATCCTTGAGGTCATCCTGCTGGGCCTTTTTCATATTCAGATATTCTGCCAGGGGCTCAGTGCCTCTGGCGGGGGTCTGGAGCTTTGCCCACAGCTCAGAAATGAGCAGGGTTTGCGCCTGCCAGACCATGGCCCTCCGGCTGCTACCGGCGGAGATGGTTATTTTGCGGTCAAATTGCATGGGTCACACCTCACGGTTTCGGATGTATCAGGGATTGAGAAATGCGGTTGTCAAGCCGCTGGAGCTTGACGGTGCGCTGCTGGGTCACCTCATCACGGATGCTGAACATGAGCTTGAGCTGTTCCAGCATGATCTCAACATCAGCAATCTCCTCAGCGATGTGGGCGGCGTTGTCCTGGCCACGGAGGTTTTTGGAGAGCTCCTTGGTGAGCTCTGCCATCTCCTCCATGCAGACCGTGCACTGGCTGGTCTTGCCATAGACATTCACCGCAAGCTGGCAGATTGCCGTTTCACATTTGGTCATCTAAAAAACCTCCCTGTCTTGCGGTCCCGGAGCTCAATGCGGGCCGCCAGCTCAAAGCCGCTTTCCGCAATGATAAACTTGAGGACCTTGATGAGAGTGTTGACCTTGGCATCCAGCGCCTCATGTCCCTCTGCGGACACTTTCTTGATGGCGTTGTATGCCGTTGGGTCTGCGTAGCCCTCAGCGTTTTCCCAGGGTTTTGGGCTCATTGGCCAGCACCTCCTTTTGCCATTGTTCGACATCTGCACCCAGCTCTTTGAGCTTGAGCCGTTCCGGGTACAGGTCATCCATTTCATAAAATTCACGCATCCGGCGGTGCTCTGCGGCCATCGCCAGATAGAAGTCATGGAGCCGCTTGACCCCAAAGCCCAGGTGCCGGTGCAGTGTCCAGAGCACCATGCAGTCCACATCCAGAGCCAGCAAGTCATCTTTCTCAAGGCATTGCTGGTTGATTTCGTGCATCATGGCCGCCCGCATCTCCGGGGTCATTATGGACTTGCCCAGAGCGGAGAGCTTGATGTTGAGTGTGGGGTCTTTGGGCACCTGCACACCTTGGCGTTGCAGGTTTCGCCGCTCTTTTCTGTTCATCGCTTTGTGCCTCTCCGGCAGCGCCCGGCGTTCTCATTGGGCTGCCAGTCCTCAACCACAAGGACCGGCTGGCCGGGGCCTTTGTCACAGATGAAGTCACCCTCACCAATGTACTGGCAGCAGTCACACATGCCGGGGTCACACATCCGGGGCTTTTCACTCCTGGGTCTGGGTTTCCGCTTTTTCATAGGGGTAGCTCCTTTCTGTCACGATTTCACCGGCGCAGGCCGCATAGCCTGCCAGATCAATAAAGCTGTCGGGGCTGGAGCCGGTGGCGATGCGGGCCACCTTGAGCAGGGCCAGCATAGTGCCGGCATCCTTGGCCGTGATGCCATTGATGGGCATGACTTTGGCAAACTCCGGGTGCGCTGCTCTGAGGTAGACACCCCAGAGCAGGCCGATGGTTTCAAAGTTATTCTCCGGCGTGCCATAGTCCTGCTCACGCTCACCGCAGACACAGCGGCGGGCGGCCTCTAAAATCTCAGAGCGTTTCATGGGCGGCCTCCTCAATGTCATCAAAGATGACCGGCACTTGGGAGCGCATCTGGTGGAGCAGCGGGATGGCCACCTCACGCATCTGCGGGTGCGCCGCCGGGGCGGTCCGCAGCTTGAAGAAATGCCGCCATTCTCGCAGGTTGGCTGTCATCACCACCTCGGTCTTGAGGCATGTGGGCAGAACAGCACGGGCCTCTTGCGGGGTGCAGCCCCAGTCCAGCAGCTCAAAATATGACTTTTCAGCCATCCTGCAAGCCACTTTCCAATACTGCCAGCCCGGTGTGCCCTCCGTCAGGAAAGAGGGGCGGATGACGGTGATTTCACTGCCAAAAACATCCTTGGAATAGTTGCAGTAGCGGGTGCTCTCTTGGCAGTAGGAGGCCATGCGGTGCCGGACAATTTCATGGGACACACCCCGGTCACACACAAACTTGACCGTGATGTCAAAGTGTTCCAGGACGGCCTCATGGCCACGCTTGATGATGCCCGCCACAAACTTGGCGGCGCTGGTGTCGGTGATTTTGTCCTCAGACTTGTAGCAGACCCGCCCGCACAGCTCAATGTGCTGGAGGATGGCCTGGCCATCCAGCGGGGTGAGGATTTCGGTATAGGGATTGATGATTTTCATGTGTCACAGTCCTCCTTAGTGGTCCACGCCGATGTAGTCCAGGACCTCAGCCATGCCAAGGCCGCCCTGGTCCACCGGGCGCATACAATAGTCATATTGCTTGGGGTGGGACACCTGCATTTGCTGGAAACGGTTGGGGCAGCTCTCAAGATGTGCCCCAAAGGCGCAGAACATGCAGCCGGTACGGCTCACGCCGGTGGTGTAAAACTCAAAATTGTTTTCCCAGGCGTAGTCATCCGCTGGCCGATCTGACAGCAGCATCCGCCTTGCGTCCTCTGGGGTGCACTCCTCGCCCTTAAATCTGCATCGGATGTCCCCGTACACTGAGGCATAGGGCACATCATAGAGAAACAGGTACATGAGCACATCATTTTCAGTCCAGAAAGACATGGGCCGGGACTGCGGATATTTGGCCTCAAAGGCGTTGCACCCATTCATCAGCCAGGATTTCTCACGGCTTTGGCTTTCGGTGCACATCGTTCCCACAATGGGCATCCGGCGGGTTTCTTTTTGGTAGCGCCGCATGGGCTCCTTTTTCATCACATCGCAGCACTGCTCAGAGATTTTGAACGGGGCCCCTCTGAGGAATTGCCACTTGTCTGCCAATTTCATAGTGGGACAATACTGGCCTGCCCGGTTGTAGCCGGTCAAGCGCAGGTTGACGGTGGCATCATTCTGGCCGTGGGCATTTTGCAGGTCCCGGATGTAGCGGGCCTGGTTTTTGCCAATGACCGGGTAGCCATACTTGAGGATGACCTGCCGAAAGTTCATTTTAGGCCGGAGCACCACATCCGCATTTTGTATGGCGAAGTTGCGGACCTCTGGGTACTCCAGGCCGGTGTCAACAAACACCACCGGGCAGTCATACACCGCAATGCAGTGGTTTTTTAGAATGTGCCGGAGCACGGTGCTGTCCTTGCCACCGCTGAAAGAGAGGTAGACACCCGGCGGGCCATCATCCTCCCAGCGGATGTTATAGCTATCCCAATACTCATACCAGCTTTCAATACGCTGGGCTGTCATTTGGATTTTGAGCCGCAACGGCATGGCTTGCATCTGCCGCAGCTCCCATTTTTCACGCTTGAATTGCATGTAGCCTCCCACGCCCCGCCTCCGCAAACAGCGGGGGGGGGCTGATTATTAAGTAGTCACGGGCCCGGCCCATTGTTCCGCCATTGCGGCTGCTATGCCGGGGAAAGTTTTGGCCCTGTTGATGGGGTCCCGTTCTCTGCGGCCTTGAAAGCGCCGGTAGTTCCCATGTGCGTCTTTGCATCCACCATTTACCCACGGGGTGACACCCTCCGTGATGATTTCGGTGGGGACCAGCAGGGGCAGCTCTTTGAGCCACAGGCATGTCCGCTTTGTGTACGGGTGCCCAAACTGCCACGGCTGTATTGCTTGGGTGTAGGGCGGTAGCTCCACGATTTTCAAAGGAGTGGGGTTTTCCACGGCGATCTTTGCACAGTCGGCGCTCAGAAAGCTCATAAAGAAAGCCTTGGCCTCCATTGCTTTGGCGTATCGCTCCGCCACAATTTCACCCTTTACCCTCATGCGGACGGCGCTGGCGTTGGTCAGATAGGTGCACGGTGGGAAAGCAATGAGCATGTCCCACCGCCCCAGCACATAATGTGCGGAGCCGTCACAGGTCTTGAAAAAGCAGTAGCCATTGAGCAGAGGGAGCACATCTTGCTGGATATGCCACTCAGGGTGGCCGCCGGAGCATGGGATGAGGTCACAACTATATGCCTCATGGCCCAGCTTTCGCAAAGCTATGGTGACCGCCTGGCTTTCCTCGCAGGCAACAAGGATTTGCATAAAAGCCTCCCTCAGCCCACCACCGCATTGGTAGCGGGGGGGGGGCTCGTCAGTTATTTAGTCTTTCTTGAAAAATGTGCCCACCCAGCCATCAGCGTTGAGCGGCAGATCAGTGGCCCACGGGATGGGCTGGCGCATGATGTTGACCACCGTGTCCAGCATGGTGTCCTCATCAGCCCAGGGGGCAATGTCAATGACCACCTCATCGTGGATGTGGAACACCACCGGCAGGCCGGATGCCTCCAGGCGCTCAATGGTGTCCGCCAGACAGTCACGGGCAATGGCCTGGACGCAGTTTTCCACCAGCTTGCCGCCGTAGGTTTCGATGCGTTTCCACCGTTTGGTTTTCTGGTCCATGCCCATGTAGGAGATGGAGGGATTGCCCCATTGGTTTTCACCAATGCCAGGGCTCACATAGTAGAGCTTGCGGCCAGAGGGGAGCTGAATGGTGAAACAGTCGGTGCCCTGGTTGTAGTCATACTCACGGGCCAGCAGCAGGCCATTGATGCCCACACTGCCGCCCTGGGTGATGACCTGCACAGCGGCATTGTCCATGGAATACCACAGGTCACGGATGCGCTTGTTGGCCTCACGCCAGCGGCTCACGATGTCCGGCAGGTCCTCCTCTGGGATGCCCATGTCCAGGGCCCCCATGTTGATGAGTGCGCCGGTGCTGCCCTGGTAGCCCAGGGCCAGCTCTGCCACCTTGCCCTTTTGCCGGAGTGCATACTCTGGATTGCCCTTTTTGATGAGCTCAATGGGCACGCCGAACATCTGAGAGGCAGAGGCCTCATAGATTTTTCCGTGGGTGCGGAACACCTCCAGCCGCCATTGCTCACCAGCCAGCCAGGAGATGACACGGGCCTCAATGGCCGAAAAGTCAGCGTCAATGAGGACATGCCCCTCCGGGGCCACAAAGGCGGTGCGGATGAGCTGGCTGAGGGTGTCAGGCACGGAGCCATAGATCAGCCGGAGGGCATCCAGCTTGCGGTGCTCCACCAGCTCACGGGCCAGCGGCAGCGGCTCTGTGTAGGTGCGGGGCAAGTTCTGGACCTGCACCAGGCGGCCTGCCCAGCGCCCCGTCCTGTTTGCCCCATAGAATTGGAGCAGCCCACGGACACGGCCATCCGGGCACACAGCGGCCTCAATAGCGTCATACTTTTTGGTGCTGGTCTTGCCCAGTTCTTGGCGTATCTCAAGCATCCGCTGGACCTGGGGGCTGTTGTCCTCCTTGCCCAGCAGGCGGGCCACGGTGTCCTTGCGGAGGTCCGCAAGCTCCTCTCCCATGGCCTCCTGGAGCCATTGCGTGAGCTGTGCCACGCTGTTGGGGTTGTCCAGCTTGGAGATGTTCATGGCCTCCTGGGTGAGGTTTTGGCGGGTCACATTGCCCAGATAGAGGGCACCGCTCACCAGGTCCATGTCCACGGCCACGCCACGGGCATTGATGATGAGGTCCGTTTCCCATTGCTTTTGCACGAAGTCCGGCACCGGGAAAGCGGAGAGCCGCCGCTCAATCTCCATCTCAGTCACAACATCCTGGCGGCAGTATTCTTTGAACAGCTCCCACTTGTCGGTGTCGTGCTGGGGCAGGTTGCGGGTGCGGCCTCCATTGGCCTTTGTAGGGGCGCAAGGGACGCAGAAATAACGGATGAGCGCCTTGCCGGTGTTGAGCTTGCGCTTGTCCTCAGCAAGCCCCAGGGCCTTGCCAGTGGCATCCAGGCCTGCTGTGTAGCCACAATAGAGGCCGTGGAACATGGTGCAGCGCCATTGGTCCGGCGGCAGGGTGCCCAAAAACTTGGACAGGCAGCCCCACTCAAAGGGGGCGTTGTATGCGTGCTTGATGTACTCTGGGGAGGTGATGGCCTGGACCAGCCACGGGGGGAGGCGTTCCCCCCGTGCCAGGTCAATGATTTCAACAGGCGCACCATCCACACTGTACGCAAAGAGCAGGATTTCAAAGTCCGGGCTGGAGATGTACTTTTGCGCCCCGGCCTTAGCAATCGGCACGCTTGAATAGGTTTCAAGGTCAATGCTGAGATGGTGCATGGTGTCATCCTTTCTTAGTTGCGGAAAGCCTCATCCGTAGTGTAGAGCTGCATGATGTTCTCCGTGTTCACGCCACGGGCCTCCAGCTCCGCCAGCATGGTATTGAAAAGCGTGGTGCCCTTGACATACTCCACCAGCTCCTCAGCGGAGAGGCTGGTGATGTTGTGGACGGACACCTTACGGATGTCCTCCTTGCGGTTGGCGGTCCACGCCTGGGGCTCCGCAAAGGTGGCGTTCTCAATGTCGGCCACAAGCATGGCCTGCACACGGGCGGGTTTCTGCAAAAGCATCTTGACCGTGTTGAGCAGGTGGCCGGTTTCCATCTCTTTGACCTCAAGGGTCACGCCAAAGGCTCCAATCCAGAGCTGGCCATCAAATCTGGTGTTCATCAGTCGCTCCTCCTTATCACATGGGCTGGCCGGTGATGGGATTGATGCCGCCGGTGGTGGCCCAAGGCACCTGAGCGGCAGGGGCAGCGGGAGCCGCAGGCTGGACACCGTAGGCGCCGGGGGTTGCGGGCATCGCCGCACCGTAGGCGGGAGTGGCCGCAGGAGTGCCGCCCAGCCCGGCGAAGTCAGAGGCAGCGGAGGCCTGGCCGCTCAGGGGCTCCCCGTCACGGGTCTTGAGAACATTGCCCAGACCGCAGCCAATGCCCTTGTTGCCGCTGTTGGAGTAGCCGAAGAAACGGACGGTGACACGGCCATACATGCCGCTGTAAATGTCCGCCGGGGACAGTTCGCAGTTGATGTTGTCGATGCCCACCACCTGGGGCTTGTTCTTGGTGGAGGCGGTCATCACCCAATGGCCCTTGCACTCATCGCCAAAGGGAACACCGGAGGGGCGCACGCCGTCACCATCGTAGATGGGCACCTTGAGCATGGGCGGGCGGGCACCGTTCCACACCTTGGCCAGGGCCTCATTGGCGGCGGCCTGGATGGCAGCGTCAATGTCAGACTTGGTGGCGGCATCGCTCTTGGGGATGAGCAGGGTGACGGAATACTTGGGCTCACCGCCCTGCTGGGCAGCTCTGGGGGTGGTCAGGTTGGCATAGGAGAGGCGGACCTCACCAGTCAGGACTTTCATGGCATCATTCTGATACATAATCTTTGATCTCCTTTACAGTTAAATTACACTCTGGTGTTTGCATCAGGCTGGGCCTCAGCCCAGCAGGTTTGAAGTTTCACCCAGCGCTCATGCCGGGCTTTGGTCCGCTTTACGGCAGCGGTCAGCCGGTTGTTTTCCCGGAGCTTTTGGCGGTCCTCTTTGAGGCGGCCTTTCTTATTGAACACATTGCGCCAGCCGTTCTGATACTCAATACTGGCCTGTTTCCAGGCCTCTTTGCTTTCAATCACGGCGGCATCCAGGTAGAGGGTCATCTGACGGATGGCTCCCTCATTGCTCCACGGGTCCGCCAGGAGTAGCTTGAAAACCTTGCGGATGTTGGAGAGGGGCATGTCCTCCAGCCGGTCAAAATAGATGTCTGCGTGGTAGCCCCCAGTGTTGATGGTGATGAGCTTGGCGGGGTCTGTGTACTGTGTGCAGCTCTCGCAGACCTCCGGGTCACGGATGACAGCCATACTGCCGCAAGCGTGCTTGCAAAAACGGCCCACGGGGTAGCCCTTTTCCTCATCATCCAGCGGGATGGGAGGTTGCCAAGGGGCAGAATGGGCGCAGGTCTGATACTTACTCACTGGCGGTCACCCCGGCAAAGTCAGCAGCGGCGGGGTTGTAGGCCTCACGCTTGTCTGTGCTGAGGGCCAGCGTGGGCTTACCCAGGGGCTTGGTCACATAGCCGCCGATTTTCTCAGCAAACTCCGCCTTGCCCATCAGTTTCTCCATCTCAGAGAGGGTCTTGGGCTTGCGGTCATAGAGCAGGGCCTCATCATATCCGGCGGAAATGGCGGCTTGGATGGCGGCATCCTGGTCCGTAAAGGTGCGGATGCTCCGGCCAGCCACCAGTTTCCAGCCCTCAATGGGCTTGCCGTCCAGCAGGGCCTTGGTGGCATATTCCTCCAGGTCCTTGTACCAGGCCACCAGCTCCTTGCCACGGATGAGGAGGTCACCGATCTCCGCATCAGAGAGGAGCGGATGCACCTCATTCCCATGCGGGCCGATGTGGGAAAACTCCTGGGGGGCCATAGCATCAGGCGGAACGGAGGCGGCAGGCACGCAGTCCTTGAAGTCCTCCAGCGCCGTGTTGGTGTTGGCACGGGCACGGCACTGAGCCTTGCCACGGCAAAAACGGCAGTGGTCACCGGGGACAAACTCACCCAGCCCGGAGAAAGCCTTTTGTGCAATGGGCTTGATGTTCTCGCCCCAGGCCATCAGCTCCTCCACGGTGATAGTGTCGGTGGTGTAGCTGTCAAGGCGGGGCTGGTCAATGGACATGCGGACTTTCTTGATGGCATCGCCGAACACGGGGGCATAGCGCTTGAGAGCACCCAGAGCGTAGAGCCGCATCTGCGGGTTGCCCACGGCGGACACCGGGACACCCTTGCCGTGCTTGTAGTCCGTGATGCTGAGGGTGTCCCCGCCAATCATCACATTGTCACAGGTGCCAAAGCCCTCCGGGACATACTCCCCAAAGTCCACTTGCACCTCCGCTACCACAGTGGGCGTGCTGTCATAGAGCATGGCCTGCTCAATCAGGTGCTCAATGTAGAGGTCACTGGTCTTGTCCATTTCCTCAGAGTAGAGCGGGTTCTTTTTGAGCTTGTTGAGGCGGGTGGTGTAGGTGCGGGAGGTCATCACAGTGAATTTCTTGAGGGTCTTGAGCTCACAGATGGCGTGGGCCAGGCGGCCCTCCTCCGCATATTCGCTGGTGCGCTCCGGCAGGTGCTCCTCAAAGCGGGGGGCAGCCGTGCATTTCAGCCAGCGGGATGCCGATGAGGCAGAAAGCAGGGCGTGCTTTTCGGGAGGCATAGGGCACCTCCTTAGAGCTGTGCGCCCAGCGTCCGCAGTTCGGTGGCAAAGACACCGTACTGGTCCGGCTGGAGCTGGGTGACGGCCTGCACGCCATACTTGGCCAGCAGAGCCAGCAGTTGCTCCATCTTGCCCGCATCCACCAGGCTGGCACCGGCCTTGGCGATCTGGTCAAGGGTGTAGGTGGGGGCCGTGGTAACGGGAACAGTGGGAGCGGGGTTAGTAGGGGCCACAGTCTGGGCAGGTGCCGCAGGAGCCGGTGCAGGGGTAGGGGTTGCCACAGGCGCAGGGGTGGGCTGGGTAGGGACCACAGTAGCGGGCGGCATGGTGACCGGCGGCACCGGGGCATGGGTGACAGGGGTGGCCACAGGAGCCACGGGGGCGGGAGTGTCCTGGGGCACGGAGATGTTGACGGCGTTCTTTTCCAGCGCCGTGGTCAGCTTGTCAATGGCCTTGAGGACGGCAGCATCCGCCTCAATCTTGATTTTCATTTCCAACATTGGTACAATCCTCCTTGGTATCATCTTTACAGTCGCAGCGCTCACCGGGGTCAAGGTGGGCTCCGCAGTCAGGGCAGGTCTTATAGTAGGGCATTTCAGTCAACCTCCAGCACGCTTGTCCAGTATTCAAAAGCGGTCATAACCTTGCGGGAGTAGTCGGTCTGGTATGTACCTGCATCCCACAGCTTTCTTGCGCCGCCGGGCCCGCAGTTGTAGGCCATCAGCGCAAGCTCTGGCTCTCCGTAGCTCTGGAGATACTGGGAGATGATATAGATACCGGCCTCAATGTTCCCGGCATGGGTCATGGGGTCAAGGCCTTTTTCCAAAAGCCACTCGTGATTGACAGAGTTGATCTGCATGAGGCCATAGTCACCAGTGGCGCTGACGGCATCGGGGTCAAAGTGGGTTTCAACCTCTGCGATGGCAAGGGCCAGAGCATAGGGCACCTCATAGTGCTCACAGCAGTCCTGCATGACTTCCTGGAGTTCGTAGCTGAGGAGCCGCCCCTCACTCACGATGTCATCACGGTGGCGGGCAGGCTCCGTGGTTTCCTCTGGTGGTGCAGAGGGCTCCACGGGGCTCTGTTCCGGGGCTGGAGGGGTGACGGTTTCCGCTGCCACCACAGGCTCAGGGGTCTTGACCTCATCGTCCGTCTGGTGGGCACTGCATCCGCTGGCATAGCCAAGGGCAAACACAGTGGCAAGGACGGCCAGAATGGCCATGATGACCATGGCGTTGCGCCTCCGGGCCATGCGGCGCTGGCGGCACCGCCGGGAATACCGGCGGGCATTGGGCTCACTGGTGGTCATGGCGCTCACCTTAACCGTTCATGCGGCGGTTGATTTCCGCAATCAGCTCATTGGTGGTGTACTGGTCCAGGCCGCCATCAACCTCCACGGCATACTGGGAGGGGATGAGGAAAGCGGGGCGGGACCCGAAGGCGTAGGTGCAGTAGTAGCTGCCGACACCGCCACTGGTGCACAAGTCCATGACCCAGGTATCATCCTCATCCACGCAGGGGGTGCTCCAGGGCGTGGCGCTCCACTCCCAGCTCTCAGGCTTGGGCAGCAGACCGTGGAAACGGCGGATTTCATCAAAGGTCAGCGGGGCCACCTTGCACTCACAGCTCCCGTACTCCTTGGAGCCGTTGAGGGCGGTGAGGTCAACCTCACGGGTGATGAGCTCATCAGCGTGGCCCTCAGTCAGGGCATCCGCAAAGGCACCATTGAGGTGCTCACGGAAAGAGCTGGCAGCAAAGTTGTTGGTGGAGCCAAAAGAGCTCTTAATCTGGGCGGCGGTCACCAGCAGGGTGCCAGCCGTGCGGTGCTCCAGCACAATGCAGGGCTCCCCATGAAACTTGACCACCTGGCCGGGGGCCACATTAGAAATAGCGGTTTTCATTGGTCAATCCTCCTCAGTGTCCTCCGGCCCCTCAATGTCGATGAGGTTTTCGGCCTGGACGATAATTTCAGATACAATCTGCCGGATGGGCAGAGCGGTCTTTGCCCTCAGACGGCGGACCACTTTCTCCGCCTCCGGGGTCAGCCGGACAGTTCCGATGCACTCATCAGAAAGCCGGTTGCTTTTCAGCACAATGGGGTTGTTGCTCACGGTTTTGTCCTCCTTGGTTTTAATAGGTGCGGGATGTCATGCCCCGGCAGTTCGGCGGCCTCTCCGCTCAAGGCCCTGCTGGACACTGAGCTGGGCAAGTTCGGCGTTGTAGCCCAGGCGCTTGTCAGGGAGCCTTGTGCCGTCCCGGCCACGCCTCAGCTCCGCATAGACTGCGGAGGGAGAGATGCCAAGAGAGGCGGCAATATCTTTGGCGCTCAGGCCTGCCTCAACCATCTCCTGGATTTTCTGCCGCTCCTCATAAGAGCGGAAAGCGTAGTCTGCCAATGCGTTCACCTCCTTACCGGCATAAAAAAATTGAGCTACACGACCAATCTCTTGGTGTGTAACTCAATTATCGGGGCTGCCCAATTTAAAATCGTCAGCCCTGCCCCTTGTCCCGGGGCGGGGTTTGT